AATTGCTGTCGAACAGTTTCCACGTCTTTGTCGCGGCCTCTTTATAAACAAGCTGGCCAGCGGTGACAGTAGCGCCGAAAGTTCCGGCTTCCTGGACGGAGTCAGCACCAGCGACAACGCTTGCGGCAGTAAGTACGAGATCGGCCATTTTAGTCTCCTATGTTGAATTGAAATCCTGGCCCGTGAAGCCGCGGCCTCACTTGCTGTTATTCATTTACGCCGCTGTTGCGGGGTGGCGGGTGGGTTAGGCGACCACGTAGTTAGTATTTATCCTGCGATAGCCATCCGGCATGCCGAATGCTCCGATCGCGGGATCAAGCCAGTTGGGGTTAGCCACGCTGCCGTTTGCATCGAAGCCCGCCGTTTGCCATTCCGCGAAAGTCTTGTCGGTTGTCACATCGTAAAGAAACTCGGAATTACTGTCGCTCGGCGCGTAGTATTGGTTCCGGTTAATTGTTGCGCCCGCCTGCTGCGTGAAAGGGACGGCCACACAACGCGCGATGGCCCGCATATCAACAAAGATATTATCGGTTATAGTATGAAGATTTACCCAAAGGGCGCTGTCGAGATTGATCAGATTTGCATTAACATTGACCGTTACAGGGTGGTACATTTTGTTTCGATAGATGCGGGCCGTTAGGATGCTTCCCAGCGTTACCGCGTCAGAATAAATGAGGTGCCCACCTGTGCAGTCCCACCATTCATTGTCGCGGTGCGTGTAGCTTTCGGCGCAGTAGAAGAAAACGACTCCATTCCCTGTTAGTCCGTGGATGCGGTTTTTCTCGCAGACCAGATTTTTGAACAGTGTTTGCGCCGGGTTGTTGTTGCCGTTACTGGCATCGTGCGATCTTTCAGCCCCGGTGAAGTTGTTTTCGGCAATAAGGTGGTATTGTGCATATGAAAAACTAACGCCGTCCCAATCCCAATCCAGGTTTATACAGTAATTTCGCAAGGGGCCGGAACCAAAATCAATCCAGCGATAGAGGCTATGGTCCTGCACAATGGGATAAATGTGGTGGCGAGCTGCTCCAACGCCAGAGGTGCCACCCTCGATACTCCCGCCTACGAAGAACGCCCATGTTGTTGCATGGAGGGTGACCCCCGTGCTTGAATGACTCGATGTCAACGGGCTTATTACAGTGCTGTTCCAATGGCCAATTTTATTTATCAGAGAAGCGGGTGATGTGACGAAAGCGTTGTTAGCTGCGTTAATAACAGTCGCTTCACTGGTGCAGTTGTCAAAATAAATGTCTGATACAGCCGCCGAGGCGTGTCCGGGTGCACCAACGTCAGCTACCGCTGTTGGCGTTGCAGTGCCAGAAATGGAAAAATGCAAATTGCTGAAAACAACGTCAGATTTAGGTGCCGGGGAGGAACTGCCGCCATTCCCCATTGAAAGTGCAGGATTGGTGCCGCTGCTGATGTTAAAATTTGGCAAAGCGCCGGAACCATAGACATCAATCCGAAGTCCCGCATGGGTAATGTTATTCGTGCCGAAGGGTGCGAGTGAAACCGTTCCTGTGAAGGAACTGCCCCGCTTTACATGAAGCTGCTTGTTGTCACCCGAGGCAATGGCCGTATTGATCGCCGCTATCGTATTGAATGGGTTTGCTAGTGTTCCCGCGTTTGTACCGCCTGCGGTGCTGTCGGCCCAATATTCCCCGCCGCTGGCGCTGAATGCCGTGACCGTTATGGCTTGCGTGGCGGTCGTGGTAGTATAGCTGGAACCATTCTTTCCACGAATTGTCAGTGTGACCGTAAATGTCCCGGCGGTTCTGTAGCAGTAAGCCGCTTCCGGCCCCGTCTGTCTACTATTTGCGTTGACCCTGCCCCTGCCGACTCCCGGATTGTCGAAATACTCTGTGCCGGAAGGATCACCAAAATTCCAGATATATTCCAAATCCTCATAAGGAAGGCTTGTTCCTGTCGCGGTTATTGCACTTGCGGACACCTGAATGAAACAAGGGGTTTTGCCGCTCGTGCGTGAACAGGCAATGCCACCACCAGTGTTGATGGCGGTGATGGTGACATTCGGGTTTCCGCCAAATACGTATGGCATTCAATTAAACCAGCGTTCCCTTGATAAACATGGCCGCGATAGCCGCCCCGGTTGAATATGTTTGGGCGGTTTCATCAGCCGGGAGTGCCGCGTAGGTAAAGGCACGATAAGCACCCCCTATTCCGGCTGCTGTTGATCCGGTTATCGCGTAGCTCGTACTATTGCTATTAGTGGAAATTCTCATGGCAGTTGGGGCTACGTCTGTCACAGCAGCCAAGATATAAAAACCACGCTTAAGCGAGGTGGTTAGTGCAGTGATTGCCTGAAACGTATTGGTTACGTTAACGGAGACGGTGCCAGCATCAAGAAGCAACGTTCCCGGCAAGGCATTGCCAGCCGACCTCGAATTGTAGACGCCAAGCCTCATGTTTCCGGCAGCCGCCACCGTTATGACCACGCCGATATCAGTGAGGGTCATGTTTTGCGGAATGAAAATTGGGTGCGTGTAAAGCCTGCCCGCAGTTAAGGCGGCTGCTGATAGCGTTGCCGCAACAGGAGGGCCCATGTACACCCCGCTAATGCCCATGTAGTTTGGAGACATCAACCCAGAGGTTATCTGAGCTGTCGTAACCTTGCGGTCAAGCGGGGTTCCCGCTGGATCGTCCACCGCGTAGAGAAGTTCATCCCCATCAATCGTCGCCAAGGCGGTTAAAGCTGCTGTTGTTGAGTCGGCCATGTGTTATCCTATGCGGCTAAAAGAAGTTTGCTTGAGCCATCAACCAGCAACAGATCATCCGTGCCTCCGGCCACTAGAAGAAGGTTATTGGTGTCTGTGGCAATCGTGATAGAGTCCGTATTGCTCCAATCGCTGGTCGTTGCGCCGCGTTCCATCCTTGCACGAGTGGAATTTAATCCGTCAGGACGGGTGGTGGCCCACGTCATGTCGAAAGCGCCGTTTAGAAGGTCGGTGGCGTTGATGATATGCGTCTGCACATCTGGGCTGGTGAAGTCGCTGCCGAGAACCCATTGCTGGCGAATCACATCGCCTTCGAGTGTGGTCAGTTCATCAAAGTCAATATTGGTATCAGGCGTGCTGTCGGTTGCCGCTGTCGTGATGCCTACTATAGGAGCGGCGAGGATGATGGGGGAGGAAGAGTTGGAACCTGCAGAACCGGGATGGATATTGATGCCGATGAACACGTCAGTACATTCCTTCGAGGCCGGTTGCGGTGGCGGCGGTGACCTTCTTCGCCCGGATTGAGCGGGTTTCTCCGGCAAGGAAGTTGCACACGCACGAAACGCCGTCCGCTCCCTCGATTGTCACCGTGCCAGCGGTGTTGGCCCGGATGGCGCGCGTCCAAAGCGCCAGTTCACCGGCCGCTGGCGTGATGGCAAAGACGCCTCTGGCAGAACCTGTGGCGCCGAATTGATGATCAGAAAGTGGATCGGCCATTGCTATTCTCCTGAATTAAAAGCCGACGCGGCTGTGCGGCGCCAAAAGAGCCTTGACTGCCATGGGCAATTCGATTGCGGTTTCGCCGATCACGACACTCTCGCGGTTCTCATACCAATGCCCGACGAGCAGCAGCATGGCATGGCGGATGGCAGCGGGTACGAGTGCGGCAGTTGCGCCATAGCCAGCCTTCCATTGAATTGTCACCGCGTCCTCGCGGTAGTAGGTTGCCGGCCAGGTTTGGAGCGGCTTCAATGAAACGTAAGAGCCAAGTTCATCGGTCATGAGCTGATAGACTGCGGAGCCCACCGTTTGGTCCACGTTGTCGCTGTCATAGTAGTGAATAGAAACAATTGAACTGGCAATGCCGACCGGCAAGCGCAGCTTATAGACACAGGGGAATGCGCCGCCATTCCGGTTGCACTCATAGAAATTCCAGAATTTCTGTTCCCATGTCTGCTCAAGCAGCGCCCGGCCGAGGATACCGCTGTAGCCGTCGAGATGGGCTTCGGCCGCTGCTATCAACGCAGTGATCAGCGCATCATCGTCCGGGTGATCGATGCGGCAGTGGGCCTTTGCAATGGGAAGCGTCACCACCGTCGCTGCCGCGGCGGGGGTGACCAGCGTGGGGCGAAGCATTAGTTGGCGATTACGATGCCGGCCGCTTCAAGGCGGGCTTCCATCTCTGCCGAACGGACTTGCAGGTTTCGGATCACGTAGAGCAGTGAAACCATTTCCGCCAAGGTCGCGAGACCATAAGGCGTTGTCGTGGTGAGGGCCGACAACGCATAGTCAGGAGTGCCGGCGGCGTCGGCGATTGTGATGGTTGTGAGTGCGGCCGTGAGGGCGGCGCCCTGCGTGCCGTCAACCGCGACAATGCCACCTGCCTCGACGTTCAATTTTCCGCCGGACGCGATGACGAGCTCCTCGCCGCCCTGCTTGATATAAACTTTCGGTACATAGGATGCGTCGGCCATGTTATTTCCTTTCGGTTAGGAGCGGATTGGGATGCTTGGAGTGATCGTAGCGGGCTTCAATCTCGGCGGCGCTCGGCAGGGCGCGCGGTGTGAAGGTCGCGGTCAGCGGCGCTTCGTCATCAACGCCTTCAAAGGCCACCGTCATGCCGTCATAGCCGTAGAGCCTCCCGTCATTGGTGGCGGTGCCATCCATGAGCGAGGTGCCGACCGGAAGCCCCACGACGCCGCCGCGGGCCTTGTGCATGCCGAGGTAAAATTCAACGCAGGCCCTGCCCTGCTCGGAATGATGGGCGTTGGCATAAGAGAAGTCGCAGCCGAAGAGGTAGAGTTTCTTCACCTTGAGATGCAGCGCGAAAGCCACCGCATAGGCGGCGGTTGAATTGAAATAGGCCATGCGCCCGCAGGAATTCATGACGTCGGCGAGCGGATAGGCGACAAGGCCGGGATAATCGGCGTGTGGAACGCTGGTGTAGACCGGGCCGGGGTGTTTTCGCAGCCAGGGCAACATGGCGGCGATATTTCCGCCCGGATTTGCCCCGCCGCGCATTTCCTGCACGCGCACATCGTCCATGTGGAAACCGCGGTCGCAGTTGATCACATCGATTGCGGCGTTGATGCCCCAGACCTCGTCAAACATGGCGAGGCGGGCGCCCATGCGCTTGGCAATATCCACATAAGCTTCAAGCGAAGGCCCAAGGCCGAGGATGGCAACGCTTTCCGGCGCCTTCAAAAGAGGCGCCGGAGCTTCGTAGGTTTCCATCAAGATTATGTGGCCAGCGGCTTCAAGCCAGCCTTGCCCCGCAGCGCGGTCACAGACACCGGTGCGGCGGCGGTTACGGTTTGCAGGATGTTGCACTGCACGTAGCGCTTGGTGCCGATGTAGCCCAACCGCTTCACCACGTTTTTGTTTGACCCGGAGGTCCGCGGCGTACCGGCGGCAATGGCAGCCAGCGCCTCGGTACCGAGCAGGTTGGCATCGGCCACCGAGGTCATGGTTCCGGTTGCATCGCCTTCCTTGACCACCGGAGTGATTGTTGCGTCGGTGGCTGTAATCGAGCCGTAGCTGATGATAAATTCGCAGCCCTGGAAGCCCTTGAGGTCGACAACCTTGCCGGTTGCAGCACCTGCCACGGCCGCAATGGTGCGAACCGCGCTGATATTGTCATGAAGATCGCGCATTTCATATTTCCTTTCGAGATGAAAATGGGAGGGGCGCAGCCTGTGCCGCGCCCGTGCTTTTGAGGTTATGAAGCTGCGAACTTCATCAGCTTGATGGCGTCGAAGTTGCGGACATCGCCGCCGACACGCTTGGTGATATAAAAACCAACGTAGGGTTTGTTGGTATAGGGATCACGCAGGACGCGGAAGCCGGTGCGGTCGATGATAAGATAGCCGCGCTTGAAGTTGCCGTAAGCCACCGAATAACTGTTCGAGGCAATATCGGCCATGTCTTCAAGGTTCACAATTTCGGTGCCAAGCAGGCTGAAATTGAACGGGCTGTCACGCAGGTCGCCGAACCCAACCAGGTAACGGCCATCGCCATCCTTGAGCTGGCGCACCGTTGCCTCGGTTGACCGGTTCATTGTCCAAACCGCGCCCTGGCGATAGTTGGGGTGCAGTTTCGACATGAGGGTGATCAGCTTGTCGGTGCCGGAAAAGGCGCCGGCTGCACCGCTTGCCACATACTGCAGCGCGCCCCATGCGCGTGTCGCATCGTTTGTGGTGACCGCTGCCGAGGCATAATCGGCAAAGCCACGGGGCCTGATCACGCCGTCACCGGTCACGAAGGCCGTGTTTTCGGTGCGGCCCATCTTGTCTTCGGTCTCGTCGACGATGAAGGATTCCACCGGAATGGCGGCGTCGTCCAGCATGGTCTGGGTGACCTCGGGATAGGCGTACTGCTCGAACGTCTGGATGCGCTGCATGCCGACAGTTGGCGTGGCAGTGGCGGTGCGGGAGGCTTTTTCCCCGACCCAGCCGCCAGACGTGGCGTCCGAAGACTTGTATGGCGCTTCCCAGGCATTGGCGCTGATCGAAATCACCCGCGCGATCTGGCGCATGGGAGAGGTATCGAAGAGGCGTTTTTCCATTTCCGTTGACATTTCGTCGGGAACCAGATAGCCGCCGTCAGGGTCGGAACCCACCGACATGGAGTTGCGGATATCGGCTGCCGCGTTGTCGGTGTTGAACTGCATCCGGCACAGGTCTTCGAAGGCATTCTTGTAAGCCTGATAGGCTTCCACGTTTGCGTTCTCGGGACGGACTTTCTTTTTGCCGCGGTTGCGGATGGTTTCGAAGCGCGCCGCATGGGCGCGGAGATCAACCACCTTGCCGCTGCCGCCGCCGGCCAGCTCAAGCCGTGCCATTTCCTTGGCGCGGTCATCCATGGCCCTTTTCAGGTCAGTGATGGCGTTGTTGATCTTGTCAACCTCGTTTTTGGTGACGATATCGTCCTTGCCCGCCTCAAGCGCCTTCAGGCGATTGTCGTTGGCGGCCTGGAAGTCGGCAAAGGCCTTCTGGATGGATTCAACCATCTTGGCCGGATCGTCCTTGAGGACAGGATCGGGTCCGTTGAAGACCTTCATTGCAGTGCCCCTGCGGAGCGATGCTTTGGTCATGGTGAAATTCCTTTTTTCAGCGTTTCGTGAAGCTGCGCAAGCGCAGCGGTGAAGGTGTCGGAACCGGCATCGCGCAGGTTGGAAACCGGAAAAACACGGTGGACCGTGGCTTTCGCGGCGGCTCGGCTGAACCCTACGTCACGCAGGGAGCGGTCGAGATCACGCGGGGTTGCGGGCGCTTCGACCTTTGCCGAAAGCGTTGGCGCAGCGCGCGGGACATTCTTGAAACTTGAGAGATCGAACTTTGCCTTGGTGGTGGCGGTGGCGCCAACTTCATCGGCGAAGCCCTGCTCGACAGCATCGGCGCCCGACAGCCAGGTCTCGGCTGCCATCATGGCGACGATATCCTTGACCTCAATGCCGGTGCGCTCGGCATAGGTGCGCGCCAGCGCCTCGTCGATCTGTTCGAGGACAGCGGAAAATTCATTCATGACTTCCTTGTCGCCCACCGCCATTCCCCAGGCGTTGTGAATCATGATGAAGGCGTTATCGGCCACCGAAATCGTATCACCTGCCATGGCGATTATGCTGGCGGCGGAAGCCGCAAGCCCCACGACTTCGACATGAACCGTCGCCGAATGCGCGGACAGATCATTGTGCATGGCGATCCCGTCGAACACATCGCCGCCCGGCGAGTTGATCCGAACCGTAATGTTCTTGGTCTTGATGGCCTTCAGTGTTTGGCGGAAGTCTTTGGCCGACACGCCCCAGACGCCGATCTCGTCATAGATGTCGATCACCGTATCGTCGCCGGCGTCCTTGACTTCAAACTCCCGGCCGGTGGCGCGCGCGAAAAACGGCCGCCTCGCTTCGGGATGCAGCAAAGGAAGCTGAATTGCCCCGTTTTGAATGAAAAAAGCTGATTTATGGGGTTTTTGGCGGGGTTTTCTGGGCATTTTCAAGCTTTCCGTCATCAATTGCCATGTTTGCTTCGACGATGTAGGAGCTGCCTCCCGCGTCGGTACGTGGGTTGAGGTCATCAAGTTCGCGCCATTCATTGGCGTTGATCACGCCGTTCCGGCGCTGAATCTGCAGGGCCTCGTTTCTCGACTTGGCATCACCCCGCAAAAGGGCATTGAGGTTGTGTTTGACGTAGCGTTTCGGATCGCCGTCCAGCAGATCACGCTTGATGGCCTGCTCCCATCGCACCGCGCGCGGCACGATGGCGTCGATCACGAACTCAAGCGCCTGGTGCTCAATGTTGCTGAATGTGGCCTTCTCGAGATCGCCGCCCTTGTGAGGGGGCACACCGAAGATGCCGAAGATTTCACTGCGGGTGAACTTGCGGCCTTCGATATATTGGGCGTCGATCATCGAAATCGACACCGGCTTGTAGTCATAGCCGGCGGGCATCAGCATCGGCCTGTGGGCATTCGCGGTGCCGCCATGAATCTCAGCAAGATCGGCCTTGAAGGAATCCTTGGATTCAACGCTCATCGAGATTCCGGCGGTCGAGGTGATCACGCCAAGTGGCTTGGCTCCGTTCGAAAAGAACCGTGAGCCGTGTTCCTGCATGGTGAGCGCGTCACCCATGGTTTCGCGGTGCACAGTTATTGGCGAGCGTCCGACGATGCCGTCGTCACCCATGCCGGCGATGTGCAACACCTCTTCGCGGGCCAGGGTGATGCGGCTGCCGTCATTACGGGTATATTCGTAGGTGAGCCGCATCCGCTCGTCCTGTTTGACGGCAATTTGGTTCGGATGCATGCGGAGCAGTTCAATCGTGGCGCCGCCGACACCCCTGATCTTGCGGGCGTAGGCATTGCCGGTCAGCTCGATGTCGCGCTGCATCAACTCACGGAACTGCATGGCGGTCTGCCATTCATTGGGCTGATCGTGCAGCAAAGTGTAGACCGGATTCGCGGTGTCTGGTTCCCGTCGATCCTTTATTTGGCGCATCAAAACCAGCGGCATGTGAGCCATGGTGGATGACAGGATGCGGACGCAGGTTCCGACTGCGGGAATCCCTTCCGATTTGCGCGGGGTGACATGCGCGCCGGAGATCGAGCGGGCATCGCGGTCCAGCATATAGCGCAGCATTTCTTCGAGCGTCTGCGGTGTAAGCGTGGCCTGTGGGCGGAATGCGTCCCGGACGCGCTGGAGCAGGCCCATTAGAGGAACATCTGGCCCCGCTCGTAGGCCACGAGCTTGTTGCTTGCCTCCGGATTCCTGCTCATCAGCATGACCGCATTGAACGCCGCGACGAGCGGGTCAATCTTGGCCTTTCCCGCTGTTTGCTTGGTGATCAACACTGCATTTCCTCGCTGTTCGGTCTTGGCGTTGCTCACGCACCACGACATGAGGCGCGAGCCGGAATGCCAGAGCGTCCCGTCTTTCAGTTTGCGCTCCATGCCCCATGTTGCGGGGCTGAGTGCCGAGCCTTGCCGGACGCCCGTAATGCAGCCCGGCGGATCGTGCGCTTCGGTGTAAATGCCCCGCGAGGCCAGCTCGTCGATGATCGAGCCTATCGCGTAAGGATCGAGGCCGATGCCGAGCTTTTCAGGAAGCAGGCCGGACTTGTAAACCTGCTCGATAGCGTCGCAGAATTCCTTGATGTCCTTGGTGCTCTCGCCCTTCTGGCAAACCGTGAGATCGCCGTCGGCTTCGAAGTCGCGCAGCTTTTCGGCAATGTCCTTGCGCTTTTCAAAAACATCGGTTTGCGCCCAGGCATGAGCCCAGAGCAGCCAGTCTTTGGTAATCTTGTCGCGGCCAAGAACGGCCAGGCCGAGCAGGTCGTCGAGGCCGCCGCCGTCACCACCTACAACCGCGCATTCGCAGCGGTCGAGCAGGTCTTCGAGTTTGGCGAGCGAGGTGTCGGCAGCACCGAGCCAGTAATCGGCGCCGCGCCAGCGTCCGTCGTGCAGCGCAAGCCCAATCTGGACGTTCAAGTGCTGCGAAGCCCAGCGGCGCTCTTCCTCTTCGCCCTTTTCTTTGGCCACGCCATAGTCTGAAACAAGGCGGTCAATGGTGATCGACTTGCCTAGGTTTGGCAAAACTTGCGGCCAGTTCGCCGGGTCTGCCCAAGGCCGGTCCTCTGCAATCTGCATTGCTTCTGAGAATTCATAAATCAGCGGCAGCGTCCGGGCGTCCTTAGTAATCCTGCCGTCACGAACCCCGCGTGCATAATCCAGTTCGGATTTGAATACACCGCTTGGCGCTTCATCGCTTTGCGTGGTGATGAAGATCAAAAATGCTTCGGGGTTTGCTATCATGCCGCCTCGAAGCTGTCCAATCACGCGCGTGGCGAAGGACATTTGCGACATGAGATGCAGCTCGTCGATCAGGATGCCGACCGGCTTTGACCCGGTGGACACCTTGAGGTCGAAGGTCTTTATTTTCAGCCGCGCCTTGTTCTTGCGGTCGATGATAGTCTTGACGTGTTCCTGCACCTGAAAGCGCTTCTGCAAGTAGCCATCTGGGTCAGCGTCAATCATTCCCGACGCCTGCTGGAACGCTAGGTCGGCAACTTCCTGGGTGGGCCCGACGAGAACGAATTCAGCGCGCGGGCGGTTATTCATCAGAAGCGCGGTCATCATGATTCCGGCGCCCCCGGTTGTTTTGCTCGACTTCTTTGGCACCATCGCAAAGACTTCAGGCACCCGGCGGCGGCCATGGTCATCGAGCGAGCCGAAGATCGCCCGGACGATATCGCGCTGCCATTCGCCTGCAGCGGTTGCGAGTGGGGGTTGGCCGGCAACGTCTGGCAAACGCAGCTTCCCAAAAATCTGGACGGCGCGGTCGCTTTCCGATTTGTTGAGAGGCAAATCAGGGAGAAGTGATTGCCCTGCCCTCAGCCTTTCCGGCCAGTTCGGGACCGCGAAATTCCACTCCCTATTGGAGGACGTCACCCCATTCGGTGTCTTTGTGTCCTGAGATAGCATCGCTTGCGAGCTGTTCTTTCTTGCCGATTGGTTCGGGGCGCGGCTGCTTCTCGGGAGCGAGGTCGAGCTTTGAATCGAGATACTTCATCGCGGTAACGTTGCCCGCCTTGGCAGCCTTCTTCAGGCGCGCAAGATTTTCGGCAACGGTGATGGCGCGGCCATTCTCGAGCTCGAAGGCGAAGTGCTTGCGAAGGGTTTTGTGATCAATGCTCAAGACCGAAGCGATTGCCACTTCGCTCATGAAGCCAATCAGCAACTTAACCTTGTCGCGCTGCGGTTTTGTGGGCTTGAACGTGGGGCGTCCACGACTTTGCATTTAATGGATTAAATCCTATAATAGGCCTGTTTTTTGGCCAGAAGAAAAAAATTCTGTCAATCTT